CGAGCGGGCCGGTCAGGTGCAGGCCGACCTTGAACGAGTGGCCATGCAGGCGGCCGCATTTGTGCCCTTCAGGGACGTGGGGCAGGCGGTGGGCCGATTCGAATGTGAACTCTTTGAAAATTTCCACTGATGGACCTGTAAAGCTGATGGGGTAAGGGCTTGAGCCAGACCTGACGTTTCAGTGTACTGCTCAATGTACTGATTGGTCGTCGCTGGGCTCGAAAGAGGTCATCCACTGGGTGATGTCCGACTGGCGCCAGGCAACCGAATTGGGACCTATCTTAACCTGTTTTGGAAAGGTGCCCTCACGGATTCTGCGATAGACGGTGTTCCGCCCGATCCCGGTCACGTGCAGCACCTCGTCGAGGCGCAGGAAGCGGTCAATGTTTTCTGCGTGTCGCATGGGTGTCTCCTTTATATAGAAGGTCAGGCCGTGAAGTGATGCCCGACCTGCGCCGCCCGGGCGGCTTCCTCGGTGCGGAACATGAGTTCTTTGGTTCCAGGCCAGCCCTCGGCCGTGTATTCCACGGATACCCACCAGTGGCCGAACTTGCGGTACGGGTCGCCGAGGATCTTCGTGACGTAGCAGTCGATCAGGTTCATGGGGGGTCTCCATGCCGCCGGCGGCGGCAGGTTGGTGGTCAGTCCAGTTGGTAGTAGACGTAGCAGTCGACGCCTTGGTCCTTGAGCGACCGATACATGGCCTGCACGCCGGCATACCGACGGTTGCCGATACCTGAAAACGGTGCCGACAGGTGCAGGCCGCGCGGGTGATAAGTGCTGGCAGGGTAAACCTCGCCAGGCAGGCCTTTGATCTGGCTGGAGCGCAGACCGCGCAGGGGGATGACTACCCGGTCCAAGTTGGCGCTGCCGCCGTCGTCTTGGCATTCGTTGGCGGCAGCGGTGCCGGCCTCGGTGGCTACCCGCACTTTTTCGGGCAGGCTAGCCAGTTCTTCTTTCGTCATGGCAATAGCTCTCCATGCCCGCGCATGTCGGCGGGCTTGAGGTGTAGGGGGAGGGGTTAGCAGTTGAAGGCGAACTGGAAATAGCGACCGTCAGGCAGGGGGAGGGCTACGGTGCCGGAGAAGTCATCGCCGGACATGCCGCACTCCTGATCGACGTACACGTCACCGAGGGCAAAGCCGTTGTCCTGAGGTGCGCCGGCCGGCTCGTCGACGATCTCGTAATCGTAGGTGTTCTCGGCCGCTTCAATCTCTTCCTCGACCTGGGCGAACACCTCATCACCAACTAGCGCCTTTACCATCTTCAGCACATGGGCGTTGCGTGCCTGCTGATCCAGATGGTACTGGGTCTGCGCCTCGTCGGCCGCCCGCATGATCTCGAAGTACTCCTCATCAGTGATTCCGAAAATATTGCTCATCGCGGCGCCTTCCATACCAGGTAGGCCATGTACATCAGGGGCAGGATCATTGGCATAGCTCCATCGGCACGTTGGTGGTTTCGCCACGGGCGTGGTGCACGACGGCCCGGGCTGCAGCTTCTGCCCGGGTATCGCCGGGCTGGCGGTCCAGCGGGTGACCTGACACGCAGGCCAGCCAGGGCCAGCTGTGGCCGCGCTCAATCCAGATGCAGTGCTTGTGGATGAGGTGCTCGCCGGTTGCGTCGTCGATGGCTTGGCCGCCGAGTGGCGGTTGCAGCTGTCCGGCCGCCGGCGGCATCGGGCCGTCAACCAGTTCGACAGCCCAGAGCAACGCCTTGCCGGCCAGGTCGCAGGTTGGAACTTTGATCATGCTGGCCATTGGATCAGCTCCTTGGGCACCTGGACGGTATCGCCGAACTCAGTTGCGACCACTGCCTGACACGCCGCAATCAGGGCCGTGCCGCAATAGTCCGTGCCGTAGTGCTCGCCGGCCTTGTAGTAAACACCGGCCCGCCAGCGCTCCGACATCTCGGTGCCCTCGGCCCCTTCATGGGCTTCTGGGATAAGCGAGACCTGATATTTCACAGCAAGGGGCCCGCCCAGCGCCCAGTCTTCCCACGGGTTATAGCGCTTGGTGTGCTCGATGGCCTGGCCCTGGTACCGTGCGAACACCCGCCAGGGCACGCCGTTGTATCCGGGCGGTTCAAGGAGCAGATCCAGCCCTTCGGCTTTGCCAACGGCCCAGCCCAGCGCTTCGCCCACCAGGTCTGCCGTCTTCACTTCGATCAGGTCGGTCATGCCTGCACCGCCTTGGGCTCAAGCCTGGCAAGACGATCCCGCAGCGAGTTGATTTCGTCCTGATACTCATCTGCTAGTTTGGCCAGGTCATCGAAGTTGACCCAGTTGCCGTGCTTGTCTGGTACGCGGATGACGCTTCCTTTCTCGTCCTCGCCGCCGCGCCAGAAGTTGAACCTTGGAAGCTGGTGCGCCCTGTCCCAGAGGTCATAGCCCTCTCGAGTCTTGATGTTTCTCACAGCTGATACCTCTCATCAATCCAGCGCCCAGGCGCCAGTGCGGGTGTAGGTTCGGGTTGTGTTTCGTGCGGGGAGAGCTGGCGCTGGTTGCCGGCCTGCAGCTGGCTGTCGGGGATACAGCTGATGCCGACCCCGTTGAGCAGGTAGCAGGTGACGCCGCGCTGGCTGTCGTGCTGCACGTCGATGACGTTCTCGGTTGCGCTGGCGCCGGTGACCAGCAGCAGGAGGCAGAGGGCGAGGCGGGTCATGGCGTCACCACTCGACGACCCCACCAGCAAACCGGGCCGTCGTCGGTGTCATGGATGGCGAGGCAGAACCAGCCATCACCTTCAGGCTTACCCGGTTCCCAGTAGCCGCAGTGCGGCTCATTGGACTGGAAGTAGCGATCTGCGATCTCCTCCGGCGCGTCTGTTTCCAGGTGGACCATGACGAGCTACAGGCCCTGCTGTGCGATCCAGGCCTTGCACTTCTCGCCGTCGCCTTCGTCGAAGTCGGGCAGCTCCGGGTGTTCGTACATTCCGTATTCGTCGCGCACAACCGGCGCCGGCTGGATCAGCTTGATTTCTTCAGGCATGACGATTCCTTAGCCGCCATTCAGCGGACAATCAAAATTAGGATGGAATAAGTGCTATTCCGGCAGGTCCATCGGGCAGAAGCCTGGAAAAAGGCTCTGTCTTGCAGTGCAAAAGTTGGGGAGACGGAACATGCCGGATATCGAAAGGCGTTACCGAGCTTATAAGCTGTTGCGAGAACTGGATTCGCTCACTAGTACCACCATGAACCAGGTTGCGTATGGTCGCCTGGGCGGCCCGGAGTGGCGCGCCGCCTGCGCTGCGCACCGCGCGGCGTTCGAACAGTGGATCGAATTCGCCGAGTCACTGGAGCAACAAACCGAGGCGGATAAAAGCCGCTCATAAGCACAGCTTTCGGTTAATTACCTATACAAAATAATAAATTTGTACAACTTATCGACCCGGTCGTCAGTTGCACAGGTCCAGTGCGCCGAATAACTTGATTGCAAACTTTTGTGCCTTATCTTTTACCTTTCAACAGGACAATAACCGAAGGAGGGTGAGATGAGAGTTCGTGGAGACATTTTCTGGAAATGGGCCGACCCTACACTTCACCACCGCACCCACGACGAGACGCTCGACGATGGGACGCACGTTGATGTTCAAGTCCGACTCTCCCGGACCGGACAAACGCAAATGTTCATCGGTATTTATGCACCTAGCGGGATGGCCCTTCACGAAGAGGCTTTCGACTCACGTCCCGGCGAGTCGATGACCAGGGCACTGGCCTGGGGCGTGGGGCGCGCTCGCCGAATCGCCACTGAGGGCCTGGCAGCAACGGAGAAGCTCGCCGCCTGCTCGAAATAGAGGGAAGAGTTTACAGCTGGGCGGAGTACAAATGTGCTCCTGCCAGCTGTTCGCTACCCGGGGACATCCGGCTGGAGAGCGAGCCCCTTCACGGCCTCGCTGTAAATGAATTTGATCTTATCCCACGGGATCGTGTGGCGCTGAGCATATTCACCCTCGCCATCGCAGATCTCGCAGCCCTCTGCTGGCTCGTCCAGTTCGAGGCATTCGGGGCATTCGCGGGTTACCTCCAGCTTAAACTCGCCAAGCAGCAGGGCTTTGGCGCCATTCTCGGCGGTGAGCCGCCTGGGCATGAGGCAGTAGCCATCGGGGATCGATACAGCCGGCACGCTCGATCCCGTCATCGGGCCAAGCCCCACGACCGGCAGACCAACCTCAGCCGAATCCCTTTCCGCCTCTTCTTTGGTCCACCAGATGGCAGTACCAACCATCCACGCTATTGGCTCGGGGTGGGGCTGAGGGGCTGGCTGGGTCAGAAGTGTTCGAACTGCCCGGAACTGGCCGAGGGTAAGGGCTAGGTCCTTGTGCATTCCAATATCATGGGCAGGCTGGAAGCTATCGTCTTCGGCAGAGTCATAGCAGTCGGCGACGGCATCGAATGGCGCCAGGACAGCGGCCATCACTGTGTTGCTGGATCGGTTTTCTGTGGGCATGGGATACCTCGGAGCCTGGTAAAGCCCGGCTAAGCTGAATGTTTCATGGGTAGAGGAGGTCCGGAGATGACTACAAAGTTCCTCTGCCAGAACTGTGAGAAAGAGACGGAAGCAGAGCTGGATTACGATGAGGAATTGGACAGGCAGGCCTTCTACTGCCAGCACTGCGGGGCAAAGCATGTTTCGGTGATGGAGTCCCGTGCACCCGGCGGTCCGGTGGAGATGCAGTTCCGACTTGTCGAAGACTAGGCTGCAACAGCCTGGGCAGTGGCTGATCGCCAAGGGTCATTTGCGCGGGCTAGGGCAGCCATCGGCGGCGGGCTGACGCTGTTGCCGCACATGTGCACCTGCTCGGTCTTGGTGAACGGCTTGCCGTCGGCGCCCTTGTCGATGATGTAGCTGGCCGGGAATCCTTGAGCGCGGTAGAGCTCGTGCGGCTGCAGCATGCGCAGGCAGATGTCGACGATCACATACGGCATGCCCCTCACGAATACGGTGACCAAGCCCAGGCGATCCTTGGTCGTCACTGTCGGCGCTGGGGCGTCGCAGGCGCTGGTGTTCTCCGTCCCGTAGTAGCTGATCAGGAACGCGGCGACGCGTAGGGCGCCTTCCTCGTGCTCCGGTGATAGCTTGTACTCGACCAGGGCGTGGTGCTCGGCACCGGCGGTCATTGTCGGCACCAGCTCATCTACTGCACGCCCTACGCAGTTGCGGCGCAGCGTGGCCAGGCTGGCAGTCACCAGGCGCTGCTGGCTGCCGGTGTTGGTGACCGTGGTCAGTGGCTCGTCCGCGCCCTTGGCTGGCGTGGTGTTGAACCCCCCGTTTGCTTGCTCAATGAACGCGGTGCAGACGCCCATGGCGTGGGCGGCGCCTGCTGGCCGCTTGTAGTTGCCGCCGCTGGTGATTGTCGGTACCGGATCCGTGACCGGTGATCCCTCGCTGTTGAAGCGGAACTTGACCAGGTGCGCCGATGCCAGGGCATGTTTTACGCCCCCGGCGACGACCGTGCCCAGCGGCCGGTCCAGCCCAGGAACTCGCGGCTGCTGCCCCACACGCTCACCGTATCCGGTTTGCACCAAGGTAGGGCTGGCCATGGCGAAACTGCCTCCGCGCGGCCAGGAGGTGACGGTGCGGAGCGGTTCTTGGGCTGACTGAGCCAATTCGCCCGACCAGTTCGCGATCGGCACGATGAAGGGCTGCGGGTTGTCCAGCACGAACTTCTTCATGCCCTTGGCGACCCGGCGCAGGGTGGCGGCGGCCAAGTCCTTCTTGCGGCCAAAAATGCTCTTGCTCGGCACGCTCCAGTCGATGCAGTCGGCGGCGGTGCGCCACTTCTGCTGGCCCTTGGCTGGGTGTTTGGCGTGGGTAGGATCTGGCCACACGATGGGCTGCCCGTCGCAGCGGGCGATCATGAACAGGCGCTCGCGGCTGGTCGGGGCGCCGTAATCGCACGCCTTGATAATGCGCCATTCCACCTGGTAGCCCATGCCTTCCAGCAGCTGGACGAAGCGGCGCCAGGTGATGCCACGGCGATTGGGGTTCGGTACCAGGAACTGGTTGGATACCGGGACTTGCTCGCCCGGCTCAGCCACGCGGTTTATGAACTTCTTCGGGTTGGTTGGATGCGGTACCAGGTCAAGGGTAACCACGCGCCCGGTAGCCTTGTCGCGCTTCGCGATCAATGGGCCCCACTGCAAAATCTGCTTAACGTTCTCAAGGCTGATAACGCGCGGCTTCTTCTTGCCGCCCCACTTGAGGCCGATCCACGACAGATTGCGGATTTCGTGCTTGCGCGGCTGCCCGCCAGCGGCCTGGCTGTGGTGGGTGCAATCGGGGCTCATGTGGAACCAGCCAACCGGCCGGCCCTGGCATTCCTCATCCGGGTCACCGTCGAAGACGTCGGTGGTGAAGTGGCGCGCCGCCGGGTGGTTGGCAGTGTGCATGCTGATGGCCGCCGGGCTGTGGTTCTTGGCCACGGTGACTGGCCGGCCGAGGCCCATCTCCAACCCGGTACCGGCGCCGCCGCCACCGCAGAAGAAGTCCACCACGATCTCATCGTCTTGCGGATCGAAGCCAAGGCCGTACTGGGTTTTGAAGTCGAGCGGGTTCTTTTTCGGGAATGCAGACATGGGCGGTCCTCGCCGGTGGGGCGTGATCGTTATCGTTGAATAGGGGAAGGCGCTGGCGGGCAGCGCGTGGTGTCAGGTTTTGCGGCCGGAATCGTTTTTTGGTATAACGCGCGGCCATTTCACAGGAAGGAACCTCATGAAACACACCATCATTGGAGCAATTCTTGTCGCAGTAACCTCGCTTTCTCTCAGCGGCTGCTTCGAGGCAGAGGCCGACCATAAGCCGAAGGAACAGAAGGAAGTCAGCGACAAGTTCTATGAGATCTCGGAGCCAGATGAAAGTCAGGACAAGGGGTTCAAGCCATGAAGCACTGCTTAGCCTCAATCCTCGGTGCTGCACTCACTATGAGCTTGGCCGGCTGCAAAGAAGACGCACCCGACACTGCTGCCTACGAACTGACTAGCGAACACTGTCAGCCCGATTACCTGAAAACGCTTCCAGACAACAAGGCCCGCGAGGACCTGGTCGAGAAGTGCATGACGGGTGGCTCTTACAAGAAGTCAGAGCCGAAGACCTGGTAACGTCCGGTCTTCGTCAGTCAGCGCCGCCTCATCAGGCGGCGTTTTCGTATGGGGGGAAGGCGCTGGCGTGCAGCGCTGCTGTTGTTATGCTTCGCCGCTTACCAAACAGGGAGAGTGGTAATGCAGTTTCGTGAAAGACTTCGGGCGTTCCAGCTATGGTTCAACCCGAAGCGCAGACGGTGGGCTGGCGTGACCCTGATCGCGCTTGGGGTGCTCGGGATGTTTCTCAACCCGCAAGGCCGGTGGACCTTGGTGCTAGGAACTGGAATCTACTGGTTCTTCACGGCTTTGCCGCCCGTCCTCGGCGGCAGGCGCTGAGGCGCTGGTGGGCAGCGCGTGGTGTCAGGTTTTGCGGCCGGAATCGTTTTTTGGTATAACGCGCGGCCATTTCAAAGGAAGGAACCTCATGAAACGCACCATCATTGGCGCTATGCTTGTCGCCGTTACTGCGCTGTCACTCAGTGGCTGCTTCGAGTCCGAAGCTGAGAAGCAGGCCAAAGTTGAAGAGCAGAAGTCCAAGGACTTTTTTGATATGGGTGGCCCTACCGACCGGAGCAAGAGCAAAGGTTACGTACCGTGAGCCGAAAGCTTCCGTAGAACCTCAACGCCGCCGAACCCAAGGCGGCGTTTTCGTTTGAGGGGAAGGCGCTGGCGGGCAGCGCCGAGTGATATGCTTCGCCGCTCACCAAACAAGGATGGTGGAAATGGGGTTGCGAGATCGAGGAAGATCGCCAAGATCAGGAGCTGCCGCGATGAACACCCGAACGGCATCATTCATAGGGCTCGCGATTTGGATAGCGTTTCTTTGGCTGGGAAAGCCATCTGCGTCGCTGATCAGCTATTCCGTGCCGTTTGGAATTGCTCTGATCGCCACAGGCCCCCTCGAACTGATCCCAGATCGTTGGCACAGGCTTAATTTCCTCGTCAATGCCCTGGCGACTGGATTCTTCTTCGTCAGCATCATGTTTGCGATAGTGGCAATCTCTTTCGCCCTGTCATTGAGCAAAAGCGAGCGTTCGATTTTCTGCCTTGCTGGATGGGCAATGCTGTTGATTGTTTACCATTTCGCAATCCCTTGGCTGAAGCGGTCGCCTTTTCACCGACTCAGCGAGGATAGAGGGATGTACAGTCCTCCAGTGGATGACGATAAACGGAACTGAGATCAGATAGGCCAGTGCCGGAGCAGATTAGTCGCTGGCGGGCAGCGCCGGAGCGTCAGGCGGCGGCGCGAACCTTGAACGACAGCATGGCGGTGGCGTCGTCGTTGAAGCACTCGGCCAGCTCTTGATAAGCCCGGTACTTGGCCTGGCTGCGGGTCGCCGCCCACACGCGCTGGACGTAGTGGCGCGCATCACCTATGAAATACCGAACGTCATCCCAGTCGTACATGCCGTTGGTGAGCACCTCCCATTCCTTGAGCGGCAGCTTCTCGGCGATCTCGCCGTACTGCATTTCCCAGGTCGGGTGGTAATTGCGGATGCGCTTCTTCGGGTCGTTGTCGAGAATGACCCCGATGTAATGGCCACGGTCAGCCATGATGATGCCCGGCTCGCCGTTGGCGATCACACGGCGACCGACCTGGGCTGGCACGTCGTAGTGGCGGCGAACGTGGTCGCAGTTGTAGTTGCTCATGGCTTTCTCCATGCATGCGCCGCCCTCGCCGGGGTGGCGTGATTTGATGAAGTGGGTTATTGCTTGGCGATTGAACGGAGGAAGACGAATTTAGATGGACACTTTTTGGATACCGCTATTACTGGCTGTTGCGGGCGCTGCAGTCGGCGCATATTTCGCGATCGTGCGAACAAAGAGGGAGAAGCTGTGGACGGAACGTTACGAGCGAATAGGTTCTGCCCTGAAGAAGGTTGACCTTATCCATCGCTTCCTCGATAGCGAGGTCAACGGCGAGCATCAGATCCATGGTCTAACTAAGCACGAGAAGGACCAGCTTGATCAGAATTGGCCCGTCGCTAGATACGAACTGGCATCCGACATGATCATGCTCGAAATGCTATTCACTAAAAATGAGTTTGCCGAAACCGCGCAGCGCTGGGACGCGCTCCAGCGCAAGCTTTTCGAGCTGATTGAAGATGCCTCCTCATACGACGCGCATGAATATGTCTCGGCAGCTAGGCCTAAAGCAGAGAAGCTTCAGAAGGCGCTAATCAATCTTTCCAGGAAAAAATGCATAGAGTGGTTATGAGCGTTACAGCCTACATGGCCTCACTATGTTCGATAGTGGCAATTTGGTTTGGGATGGGGTATTACGGGTGACCGGCATGGGGCCGGGTCAAGGAGAGGCAATTGAACTACTGGGATTCGTACGATTATCCAGAGACAGATCCTAAGGTCAGGATCACTTTCGGCGCACAACATGCCGGTTCGCCGGTTGTCGCGTGGATCGGTCTTTACGGGAAAACGGTTGTGCCCCCAAAGGTTAATGTAGAGGCTGAGTACAGCATACATACCACTGACGAAGCAGAAGCCAGAAGGATCATGAATGCTCATGCCGACGACTTCATCAGAGAGCGCGATATAGAATCAGTCGTGGTGAAGCCGTAAGGCCTCTCGGGCCCGGAAATTCTCAAGCTTCCGCGCCACAGCCGGTGACACCGTGATTTCGTGGCGCGGAGGTTCCAGCAGTGGTAGTGCTCCACCCGGGCCAAGTCCATGCAGGTGATGAATCATCAGCGTCATCGCCTCGCCCTGTTCCTCGATCCCAGCCCACTCCATCAGCTCCAGCAGAGCCTGTTTAGTCCCTGGTCGAACCTTCAAGCGCAGATCTTCTTCCTGTAGGCGCTCGGCCTTGGCCCTGCGCTTCTCGTCACGCTGCTGCTGCGTCAGAGCCATTATCGCCTCCATTGCGAACGAAGGTGGCGCCTGGCCCGATGTCGAGCAGGTCGCACACCCGGTTGATGATCTTGAGCGCGGCAGCGAACACCTCAGCATCGTCCGGCTCGCGGGCCAGGCGCTTCATGTTTGGCTGGTGCTCGAGGCAAACCTTGTCGACCAGGCGCCGGGCCAGTCTGCGCAGGTGGTCGGCGCTGTCGTGCTCGCGCAGGCTCAGTGCGAAGGCCAGGGCCACATCATCAGGCCGGTACTGGCCGCCGCTGCGGGTGCTGTACAGCTTCTTGACCGGCCGATTCATCCAGGCCGGCAGGGTTACCACTCCAGAGGGTGCTTTCTGCATGTCTGTGCTCCGTGAGGCCGCTGGGCGGCAGGTGGAACTGTTCTTGCCGCCGGCGCTGGCGGACCAGGTTGTTGATCCGCCTCATGCCGCGCGCGCCGCGTCGATCTGCTCGGTGATCTCGAACAACTGCTGAGTCAGGTTCTCGATGGTGGCAGCGCCGCGCACACGTTCGGCGCGACTCCACTGGCAGCTACGGTTGAACAGCAACTGCAGGTTCTGCTCCAGTTCCTTTCGGCGCTGGAGCAGGTCGAGGATGGTGGCGAGTGGCATGGCTATGCACCTGCCAGGTGGTGGAGCGGGGCGAACGGGATATCGTCGTCGAAGTTATCGGGCGGCGCGGCCTGCTGGCTCTGCTGTCCGTAGTTGTCATTCTGGTTGTAGCTGTGCTGCTGACGCTGTTGCCGCTGCTGTTGAGGCGGTCGCTGCTGTTGCTGCTGGCTGACGCCCTGGTTGTCCGGCCGGCCGCCCAGCAGCTGCAAGGTGCCGTTGATATCGACATGCACCTCAGTGCTGTACCGCTTGATGCCGTCCTTCTCCCATTCGCGAGTCTTGAGCTTGCCCTCGATGTAGCACTGCGAACCTTTGCGCAAGTACTCGCCAGCGATCTCAGCGACTTTGCCGAACAGCACAACGCGGTGCCATTCGGTCTTCTCGATCTTCTGGCCGGTCTGCCTGTCGTTCCACGATTCGCTGGTGGCCAGGCTCAGGTTGGTGACCGCGTTGCCGTTCGGCGTGTAGCGGACCTCGGGATCCTGGCCACAGGTGCCGACCAGGATGACTTTGTTTACTCCGCGGGCCATGGTGACTCCTAGCGCTGAAGCGCTTTGCGAACGAACGGGTCGAGATCAGGTTGGTTGAGCAGCCACCGGCGGTAGTCGGCCGGCAGGTCGCTGAACTTGGCGCCGCGGTGCTTGCCGAATCCGATCACGGTCGGAATGCGGGCATCTTCCGAGATCGTCCACAGCTCTTCCCAGTCGGTCACGGGGCGGCCCAGCTCGGCGGCCAGGGCGTCGAGGATCTTGACCAGCAGCAGGCGGCAGTTTTTCACGTCGTCCAGCGCGGCGTGGGCATTGCGCAGCAGTCCTGGCGCTTGCTCGCGGTAGTGCAGGTACACCATCGCCGATTGTGAGTGGCTGTCGGCGTCAGGCCATAGGCGACGGCTCAGCGCCGCGGTACAGATGCGCTTGATATCTGGCTGGCCGATGACGCCCCAGTCGTAGTCGACGTTGTGGCCGATCAGGTACTCGATATCGGATGGCAGCTGGAAATCGGTGTGGTCCGGGCAATCCGTCAGTTCCTCGTCGAGGATGTGGCTGGTGGCCAAGGCGCCGAGCTCGATCCGCTTGGCCGGCTTATAGCGCTGGAGGAACTCGGTGGCCACCGGCAGGCCAGGTATGGCAGCGAGTTGCAGGTACGCGGCCTCGACCAGTTGCGGGTCGTTCAGGCCAGTTGTTTCGCTGTCGAAAATGCAGGCGTTCATGCTGATTGCTCCTGAGGGGTGAGTTCGAACTTGCGTTGGTCCTTAGCAGCATTCAGCTGCGCAAGGAGGTGAGGGGAATGCTCGAGCGCGCGATATGCAGCGGAGAACACGCTCTGCAGCTCTTGCATCGTCTCCGTGATGGGGATCTTTGACAGCGCTTCGTCCAGCGCCGCGGCCTGGAGTTCGGCCTGCGACTTGCCATCGTCCAGCCAGGCAAGCAGTCGTCTGCCGGTGTCCGGACTGACTACTTCCGGCTGCTCGAAGAGCCTGGTGCGGTCCTTTGTGGCCACGGCAACGTTGCCATCGTGCACCAGGTCGAGCACCACCGTGAATTCGTAGTCCGATCCGTCACGCTGCTCGGACTTCATGCCGAGCTTGAGGATCTTTTTGCCCTCGCCCTGGACCGTCTCGGTCTTGCTGCGCATGGTGCACATGATGTGTAGCGGGCTAGTGAGGATGGTGTCGACCAGCTTGCGGTGGCGCGGTGTCGTCTCGTTCCAGGCCGACCAGGTGTTGCCCTTGTAGCGCTGCTTGGCGATCGTGTCGTTGATCTCCAAGCATCCGCCGGAGCCCACCCACTCGTGCGAGTAGCTGTCGATGATCAGCGTCGAGTAGCCGCCGGCCTCGGCGGCCTTGATGGCATCTATGTAACGCTCGGGCGAGTACGGTGCGCTCAGCCCCATGACGTCGAAGTCAGTGAGGTCGGCGTACAGCGATGCGCTCTCGTGCTCGGTGTCGATGACTGCGATCTTGCCGCCCAGGCCCATGGCCAACAGCAGGGCGGAGTAGGTTTTGCCAGATCCAGATGGGCCGGTAAGTGCTAGCCGTAGCCTTGCCTGCTTACGTTCGGCTTTCTTGAACATTGGGATGCCCTCAGTTCGGTTGGTTGTCCCACTGCCGCTCGATGCGAGCGGCCTCTTCTTCGTACTCTTTGCGCTCATCGCCCTGGTACCGCTCAGGCGAGAACGATCCGACCGTCATCCAGTCGAGCTGGGCGGCCAGGCGGGGGGTTGTGTTCATGGTTACCTCAGGAGGTGATGCAGCCCGCGCACGCGCTGGCGAGCATCCAGGCAGTGCAAAGTGCAAGGGTGAAGAAGCCCCCGCGCCACATGGCGAATCGCCGGGCTCGCTGATATCCGGTCATGGCCGCACACGGACGGCGATGCGCCGGCCCTTCATGGTGGCACCAACGCGGCGGGTCAGGCTGGAGACTGGCGTCTCTCGTGGCAGGCCGATGGCCTCGTTAAACGGCAGGCCAAAGCTGATCACCGCTAGCGTGCGCTCGATCTGCTCCAACTGCTCGTCGATGAGAGATTTCACAGGTGCCGTGCTCATGCCAACCTCCGGCACTGCTGCTCCCAATGCTGGTGGTGGCTGGCGACCATGCGGTCACGTCGGGCCATGAAATGGTTGCGAAGAGGGAGGTCGATGGCGCCCGTCAGGTGGGCCAAGTCGATCGCCATTTCGATCTCGCCTTCCAGGCGGGCCTGGCCACTTAGCGAGGCCGAACCATTGCGCATGGCTTCGAGTCGGGCTTCGATAATGTTGATCACGTCACGCTGAGTTGATTGGTTCATGCTGTCCTCCGGGCGGCCGCTGAGCCGCACATGGCTTCCATCTTGTCGAGCGCCGAGGCGATAACGCGGCGGCTCGTTGCGCATTGGTGCTCGTCGCGCTCGCGGATCATCGTGTTCCAGGCGTCGTTGTTCGCTCTGGCCTGTTTCGAGGTCAGGTGATCTGCCCAGTGCGTATCGCCAAACAAGCCCATCTGGCGATCGACCTCACGCGCCTGGGCGGTATCTGCGTAAAGCTCGTGCTCGCGAGCCATGGTCGTCTCCAGAGTTGTTGTGCGGCCGCATTGGTCAGGAGCCAGGCGCGGGTGACCAAACCCACCGTGAAAGGTGGCCTGGCGCCTGCCAATGCGGTCGTATGTGAAGGGAAGG